CAATGATGTCCACTTCTTCAAATGAATGCGGCGGTCGCCCGACATGATGAGCATTCCTAAGAGCTGTCCTGGTCCCATTAGTTCAACTCCGGTGCAATCTCATACAGCTTGCTATATACGGCTCTCATAAATAGCATTACTGCACGCCATGATTCATCTTCGATCTTGCTCACCCTAATCAATCGTTCCATCTCTACGATGCAAGCTTCTATCTGCTGATAATCATTCGTATATATATCCATCAGCGATCCTCTTTCACAAATACACTCCATGCCTTATTAGTTTGTACTGCATCCCAGAGAGGCTCGTATTCCCTCGCAAAACGGCAGTAATCTCGGTACCAAAGCCCATGAGCCTTGTTTCCGAATTCGTCGACCTTCACAGTTGGGGAACTCATGCCTGCACCGCCTTCACTACAACGATTCTTGCTTCAACCTTCGGCAGTGCGGTGCGCCTAACTTCCTGCAATCGCTTCAACTCGCTTTTTGTCATCCGCTTTCTCCTTTTCTATCTTCTCTCGAAGGTTCTTCAACCATCGCGCTTGCTTGACTTCGATCGGCTCCAACCATTCAGGATCGACTGGCCGGAGCCACCACGAAATTTTCTCCATGTCTCGCCTCCGCATAATCTTTTTCGACTGCCGCATGTAATCGACGTAATTCCCGTTGCAGATATGCCTCTGTAATTGTTTCTGCGATGAACCATATGCCATCATCCTCAGCTTGTTCGTTTACTATCTCGATTGCGGTCATGCTTCCTCCTTTTGAACTCGTCGGGCCGTGATGCTAGCCCCACTGTTGCGCCATAGCATCAGCGATGCCCTGATAAGTAATCGAACGCCGTTGCGCTCTCGTAAGACCATTCTTGATGCCGGGTGATTCATGATGTACCCGTGGAACCCTTCCATCAACAACATTCGTCGGTGCAAGCTTGGGAAGATTCTTCAGCCATAAGCAGGTTGCCTTAGTCTCTCCTTCTCCGAACATCCAAGGCTGCACGATCTGATCGGGCTTACGATAAGCAGTGCTCATAAGCCCAATAGGATTCTCTATAGCAATTTTGCCTATCGAAGCCTCCACCAATCTCATGAACAACCATTCTGCTAATGCCTGTTCATACAACTTATCCTTCCACCATCTAGCACCACTTACTGCTAGATACGTGCATGGAGGATGAGCTATCATCAAATCCCACCCTTGATTTACAAGGTTCAATACATCTCCTTGAAAATGATGCAAAGGGCTGTCTATCGCAGGCACTAGATCGCAACTCCACGCATCATGTCCTTGCCTGCGGAATGCTTCTCTCACTACACCGCTCATCTCACACGCGACCAAGACTTTCAATTAGCTTCTCCTCTTGAATGTAAGTGTTGTGTCGTCGTATCGAACCGCTACTGGACCGACCATTCCTTCTCGCGCTTTACCCACAATGATTTCGTCTTCGTAAGTATCCTCTCCAGTCTTCGTATCCTTGGGGCGATAGACCAAATGAACATTGTGAGCATCCTGTTCAAGGTTTCCAGACTCCCGAAGATCGCGCATAGTCGGTCGACGGTTCATATCACCATCACGCCTGGTAAGCTGACTGGCCGCTATCACGGGTATGTTGTGAATCTTGGCTATATCACGAAGAGCCGCCGATGCTTGATTGATCGCCTCCCGCTCCGTCTTACCTTGTCCGGCAATGATCTGCACGAAGTCCACATAGAGGATCTGAACACCATCGTTCTCTACCATGCGCCGAGCGATAGAACGAATCTCATGGGGACGGAGATAGGATTGATCGCAAGCGAAGACTGGCAGATTCCCAAGATCGATGATGCGATCAAGTGCGAATCGGAAGTCCATCTCATTCATCAGTTTAGGGTCTCGGATGAGGTGAGGCTTCAATTTGCTATGAAGAATAGCCAAGCGCCGGAGGATCGCCGAGGTGCGCATCTCCAACGAGATAATGCCGCACTTGGTTCCAGTCGAAGATGCAGCATAGCAGGAACCAATGATCTCCGACGTCTTACCTTGCCCTGGCGCAGCTCCGATGTAGGTCAGCTCTCCATCATGGTAACCACCCGTAACCTCGTCCAAGGGTTCTACTCCGGTCGTGATACCGAGCAGATCCTGTTTCCGGTTCCGCTGTGTCCTCATTGTCTCGGTCAGCGCAATCACATGGTCGCAGATCGGTGAGTAGTTCGATGGAGAAGAGCCAGCTTCGATACGTCCAAGCTTGGATGCGAATTCGGCGATCAGATCACCGGCAATCTCGGATTCATCGATGCATCGCTTCCCTATTTCCTCTGCCAAACTCATCATGCTGCGGAGAACAGACTTGTCCTTGACGATGCGTATGTAGTTCCCCATTGCAAGATAACGGGGTAATGATTCAGTAAGATGGGAAATATATTCCATCCCGCCGATGGCTTGCAATTCTCCACGCTTTCGGAGGTAGTTCGAGACGGTGACCAGATCAACGGGCGTCCCTGCATCGAAAAGCGACAGAATGGCACCGTAGAGGCGTCGGTGGGAGTCCAATGACAGATCATCCACCTCGAGCCCCGCGGACGCGTCCTGGACAGCCTGTGCATCAGATAGACAGCTTCCAAGGATGACTCTCTCTGTGTGAATGGATGCTGGTAGACCTTGTTGCTCGATGATGCTTGCGAAACTAGCCATTCTGTGCCGCCATCTTCTCCGCTATTGTGCGCGGCTTGATTAGTTCCTGGGTTGGTAAGAACCCATTGGTGAATCTCGGACCCTCATCTTGCTTCTTGGAAAGCCAGTTAGTGATGAATGCCAGTATGCCGCGCTCTGTTTTTCTTTTCTGGGGATGGGAGATGCACCATTGCTTCATATTCTGAAGTTGCTGAGAAATGTCGACTGCGGGATAAGAATTAGACCAATCACCGATCTGAGTTTGGCTGTACGGCCATTCTTTCCCAGAAGCGAGAAGAAGAGTACCCGCTGCAGCTTCGAGTGCGATAGCGCTCGGAGCAATATGATACTTATCCTTGATACCTTCCTTGATACTATACGTCGTTGAGTCTTCGCTGATTACTCGCGAGGATTCGTCGAATGCTGGTATCTTGGATGGGCTCGGCTTGTCTATCTTCTGATGGCTGTTGAACTTACATACTTCGAGATAGGTATTTCCACCAACCTCGTATAGGTCAATGCATCGTTCCTTCTCTAATTCCTTCAGCCACTTCGGAATAAACTTCGGAGCATCGTCATCGTAGGGATAAAGAAGGCTCGCGAGGAGTCGCGAGGAAGCGCGAGTCCTACCCGAGTCGTCGACAAGAGTCCAGAGAAGTATGAAGCACAGCCGTGCCTCGCGGCTTATTCGACCGATACTTTCACTTTGTGGGAACTCAGGCTTGATGGTCCTAATTCTCCCCATCAGAAGTCTCCCTTTTGCTGTTTCCACTTACTCTGTATAGATAGGCCGTCGGATATACCAAGCATCATCTCTTCCAGAACGTCGGATCTGCCGGTCAACGCCAACTGGCTGCATAATCTGAATGCTACGGTTCTTCCATGGAAGGGATTTATCTCGGAGGCACTTTGGTAAATATTCGGTCCGCACAAAAGCCTATCGCAGAAACTGCAATAATTACTGTAGACATCATAGTGATCTTCATTGCAATGAAGACACTTAGCTGTTTTTGGTTTTGGAAGATCAGTTCGACCAAAAGTCTCTTCTTCGTGGCATCTCTTGCAGAGGACAGATATATCATCTATAGACTCATTGCCAAGATTCGCATAGCTCAAATGGTGTACATGGATGTCTTGGTCATAGATAAACCTGTGAAGCCATCGAGGAAGCTCGCATTCAGAGCACTTGTGCTCATAAGCCTCTATAAAATCATCGCGGCGTCCACGCCAATCGGCAGATGCAATGTACTTTGCATAATCTTTCTTCGTCACGGGAATCAATCTGGCTTGGTACGGGAGGTTGGACTAGCCACGTTCAACACCGCTGCATACGGGTTATAAGGGGAGCCTCGAAGATGCAGTCCTCGAGACCCCTAGCCGAAGCTCAATGCAGGATCAGTGCATTGCCTTGAATCTCCTGGAGAGGAAACTCATCTGATACTACTACCGCACGCCGAACAATACAACAGCCCGACGCAGGAATTCAAACTTCGGTAATGGTTATGCCATGAACGTGCTTGAGAAGCTTTCGCTTTATGTTGTAGACTTCGGTACGCATCCCTTTCACGTCGACGTATACCCATTTCGATTTCTCATTATCGAAGTACTTGAAATCTAAGATATAGGTGCACGCTCGTTCGCCATCTTGCTTCGGGATTAATTCATATCTAACTTGGCGCTCCAAGCGAGATATCAGTCCAGTTCGTTCGAGTAAGTCTAAGTCTGCACCCCATTTCGCCTCGCGCTTGCTGTCGTACTTGATGCCGGATTCGGTGACTACTTTCTTGTTTGAATACTTGCGGTAGCTAGTTGGCATCGCATACCTGTTCGGATCTTTCGCTTCACCGGCCATTAGAATCCTCCCTTTGGAGGCTCAACAGTGAGCTCTCTCCGCAGCCGAATAACCATGTTGGATATCTGGGATAACAGACCAAACATATCACCCGATAAAGGTCTAAATTGTGCAATCTCAGGATAAAATTTCTTTCCCATGTACCGCACTAAATCCTCGGCGCATCTGAGATTCTGTTCTTCATCTTGCTTCGGAATATCCATTATTCTCGTCCTTGCTGCCATTAGAATCCTCCTTATCTCGAACTATCATCTGAAGCGTTCCTTCATATCCCCGATTACAGGAGTAGTTCGATATATTGCGAGTCCAATAGTTATGAATTGATATGGAATATTCGTCACCGAAGCTATCCCAAGAAATCGTATATCCCTTCCACCAAGGGAAGAGCTTATTCAATCTAGCTTCTATTAGATTATCCATTTACTCACTTCCTATGATCATGATATTCAAACCCATACGGTTGCAGATATACGCGGCTATGAATCCGATAATGAATCCAAACATAGCCTTCGCCAAAAAAGGTACTTCTTCTCTATCGTTCATTCTCTTTCTCTTTCCCAGATCTCATCGGATAACTGCTTGATTGCTTGCTCAAAACGCGAGATCGATGTCGTCAATCTCAGGGTTAGTACCGCGATCAGACGCAGGTGAAACGTAAGTGACCCTCATCTGGTAGCGAGGGAATTCCTTACTATCCGGCTTCTGATAAGCCTGTTCAAATTCACCTTCGACCATGACGCGATCATCTTTCTTGTATTGGGCCAATACGTCACCAGCGGACCCGTAAGCGCTCAATGGAAGGATTTGATAGTACTTGTCACCTTGCACCTTTAGCTTAGCGCTAGCCCATGTTCCTGACTTACCAACTCCACTTTTAGGATCACCGTAAATAGTTCCCGTCAGCTTCAAGATGTTTATGTCTTTCATGTTCACCTTTTTTCTGGCAGAATTCCTGCCTTGATTTTCTTGCTTGCACTTATAGCCAAACCTATCCATTCGTCACGATCATCTGTCTCGAATGGATGTTCCATATAGCCTGTTTCTTTGAAGACCGGATTGAGCTGGAGTATCAACTTAGTAACTGTATGATAATCCTCCGAACCGACCGGATTGTATCCAGAGACGTAAAGGAAAGTATCATCCATTTCCTTAGCCATAAGATACGATTCGAGCTGTAATCCCCAGGCCAATTTCTTCTGCTCCAACTTCATGCCGTACAGTCTCGATGTGCATTTGATATCAATAATGGCCGGAACACGACGTCCCAGATGAATCAACGTACCGCACAAATCGGGTGTAGCTCCGATAAGAACATCATCATTTAGTTCGTAGACTAAGCTCTGATCGATGGGAAAGATCGGCTCAAACTGAACCTTATATCGCCATGATCTATAGGCTTCCACCTGAAGTCTTATCTCTGCAAGGTCTCCTTCCATTTGGTCATATATCCAGTCAAT